AATCGTCTGGGATTACTTCTATTTAAAATTGAATCGTAATTCAATTAGAGGTGAAGGATTAATGAAAGAGCCATTGCTGGAATCTTTTAGTAATACATCTGGTCTCTAACCGAAGGATCTCTCCCCCACGTTTATTTATAAAAAATGTTTTGTCGCCAATCGAACAGTTGATGCCCCCTTGACAAACCCGAGAAAGCGGCGTACAATGTCAGAGTAATTTTTGAAACCTATGGCAACCTACAAAATCTGGGTCAGCTCTGGCGAAGATTCTTTTGCCAGAACATATTTTAATGAGCTTGGGGCAGTCCAATTAACTCAAGAACAAGTCGATAAGTATTTTACTTTTGACGAAGATGGTGGAATTGAATTCGACCAAGACCTTCTCTCGGAAGCAACTGAAAAAGAGTACGATGATCCTGAACGTGATATGCCATCATGGGATACCATTACTGATGGGTGTCTCTGTTGGGGTCCTGATGTAGATGACCAGAATATTGGTGTCTGTCTGGAAGAAGATGAGGACACTCAAATCTGGGTCAAACCACTTTCTGCTTTGACTTATTATACAGCAGAAGATATTGAAAATAATGTTCATGCCGAAGAAGATCCTGGCAATGCTATTGCTTGTATTCGATATGAATTAGAAGATTCGGATGGCGTGTGGATTGTTTACAATTCATATGAGCGTGGTAGTTACATTGGTGATTTTGAATTGCCTGATGGGGAAGAATTTGATCCGTCCAAATTAGTTGTTAATCTCACAGAAGTTGCTGAGTCTTGGACTGTGGTGAGTGGCATTGAATACAACGGGGAAGATATCTATTGCGATGGCGATACCATGGGAAAGGGTATTGATTGGTATGTTTATTACAAAGGAAACCTTTATAACTTTAAATAATATGAACATTCACATTTACAAAACAATTGGTTGTGGTTACTGCACCAAGGTTATTGAACTTATGGAACGAGCAGGTATTCCTTATGACTCGACTCTAGTTGGAACTGACATCACCAGAGAAGAATTCAAAGAACTTTATCCAAGAGCATCTGGATTTCCTTATGTGATTGTCGATGATGAACCCATTGGTGGTCTTACTGAAACTGTAAAATTATTTGTTGAAAAAGGCTTAGTAAGTTCGAAAAAGAAATGAGTAACGATAAAGAAATTGCGATAAATAAAGGTGTGGAGCTAATGCTCAGGAGGGTTAATACTGAACCAAAAACAAATGGTTTTAAGATTAACAAATCTTTTACCCTCCACAAAAAACAATTCTTTTTTAATATTGAATTTAGTTGGGGGGACTTAACCTAAGTCACTCGGAGAATTAAAATGGGATCATCAACAATACTATTTTTTTCAGCTTGTTTTATGGTTCTATTCATGGTGGTAGGAATTATTGCTGGATGGTTTATTAACGACATTGTATATAATTTCTACAATAAGAATAATTCTCTTCAACTTCATCCTGAAATGTATGATGATGATGGAATTGTTATTAATGAAGAATTATTATCTGTAAGATTCATTGACGAAGAAGAGGAAGAAGAAGAGGATGATTATTATTGACATGAACCAAGTTATGATTAGTAACTTGATGGCTCAAATAAAAAAAGATGAACTGAATGAAAATCTAGTTCGTCATATGGTGTTAACAAGTTTGATATCATATGAAAAACAATACAAAAAAGAATACGGGGAAGTAGTTTTAGCATACGACAGTAAACATTACTGGAGGAAAGACTTCTTTCCCTATTACAAATACAATAGAAAAAAAGATCGAAAGAGTTCTGGATTAGATTGGCATTCTATCTTTGATGTCTTGAATAAAATTCGTGATGAAATTAAAGAATACTTTCCATACAAAGTGTTGGAAGTATTGGGGGCAGAAGCAGATGATGTTATCTCCGTATTGTGCAGACACAAGAAAGCAAAGGAAAAAATATTAATCCTTTCTGGAGACAAAGATTTTATTCAATTGCATAAGTATCCTGGGATAGTTCAATACAATCCTATTATGAAAAGTTATATATCATCAGATAATCCCTATACTTTTATTAAAGAACATATTATTAAGGGGGATAAATCGGATGGTATTCCAAATTTTCTTTCGGATGATGATACTTTTGTAACTGAAAAAAGACAAAAACCAATCAGTCAAAAGAAACTTAATATTTGGGTTGANCAAGATCCGTCTATGTTCTGTAAAACTAAATCAGAAATAGATAACTATCATCGCAATAGAACATTAATTGATTTNGATTATATTCCAGAAGAGTTAGAACAAAAAATTCTAGATGAATTTGATGGTCTAAATAGCAATGTTAAACAAGTACCATTAGATTATTTTCGTAAAAATCAATTGAATGATTTAATGGAAAATTTTTATTTTCGTAGTTCGTCACCATTTAAAAAATGAAACTGTTAATTTCAGAAGTGCTCCAAAAAGTGAGCAACGCAAAAACTAAAGCTGAAAAAATTAAAATTCTTCAGCAACATAATACGAATGCTCTTCGTGCTATTCTAATTGCAAACTATGATGAAAGTGTAGTTTCTATGCTGCCTGAAGGTGAAGTTCCTTTTACTCCAAACGATGCTCCTAAAGGTACAGAGCATACTGTATTAGAACAAGAATACCGTAAGCTATATCTTTTCTTTAAGGGTGGTTCTAGTATTAATCAAACCACTCGTGAGAATCTATTCATTCAAATGCTTGAAGGTCTGCAGGAAGAAGAAGCAGAGCTACTTGTTCTTGTGAAAGATAAAGGTCTCCAGAAAAAATATAAACTCACTAAAGCTTGTGTAGAGGAAGCTTTCCCACAAATTCAGTGGGGAGGAAGGGCTTAATGCGGATTCTTCATCAAAATTGTGATCCTGAATTAGCAAAAGATAGAGGTTTACCTTACACTGCTTATCTTGTAGAGTATGAAATTGATGGAGCGATTGCATACGATATAGTTATCCCAGAAAAACAATTAGAAATTTTTGATTTTTATTGGGATAGATATAGAGAAGGTCTTAAAGGTTGGAAACAATCCGAAGGCAGAGTCAATCCAAAACTTTGGGGAAATAAACCTAAGGAAGAAAAGAAGAGGCGCTAATGGAAAGTAGTACTAAGAATACATTTTGTATTCAATATTGGAAAGTATTGGAACCAAAAGATGTAAGAGTCCTGAAAAGGATTACTAAAAATGGTAAACCAATATCCACAAAAAAATATTCTGAAGTATTCTTTTATAGTAATTTAAAAGATGCTATCCCAGATGCCAGACATTTAATGGAAAATGGGTATGATATTAAAATCAGAAAATGTTGCCTAGGCACTAACGATAATTTTTGGCTGATGTAAATGGGAAAGCATTACTTATTAAACTTATACGGATGCTCGTTGTCTTTACTTGACAACGAGTTTTTTCTCTGTGATCTACTAGAGAACGCTGCTGAAGCATGTGGCGCTCATGTATTACAAACAATGTCACATCAATTTAAACCGCAGGGTGTAACAGCAATTTGTTTGTTATCTGAAAGTCATATTAGTATTCATACGTGGCCAGAGAAAGGGGAAGCAGCAGTCGATGTATTTACTTGCGGTGAATCAGAACCAAAGATTGCTTGTGACATTATCATTGAACAACTCAAAGCAATGGATTATACCTTAGAATATATTGATCGATAGCTACATGGGGGTTGACACCCCCCTTTTTTTGTGTTATGATATGGACAAATCTGCTGAGATTCTATGGCATCTTTAAAGCGGGCTACTAAAATGCTTACTAAAGCATTAGATAACCCAGTATACACACATGATCAACACGTTGAAATTCTCAAGCGTCGTCATGAAATTAAGAAACTACGTCAAAACCTACAAAACTATGAGCGAGCAACCCGTGGATTTGGATACAACATCGACCCAACTATCTTTGAACAATCAGTCAGTGAAGTTAGTGACAGTGACTCCGAAAGCGGAGGAAGCGATGGCGTATATTGCGAGGGTGAGCAACCCGAACAACCAGGAGAACCCGAAGATTTCGGGGCTGCTTAAGTATTGTATTGAACATGGTCACTGGAGTGTCTTTGAACAGGCACACATGACCCTAGAGATTAATACTACTCGTGGTCTGGCAGCTCAAATTTTGCGCCACCGTTCGTTCACATATCAGGAATTTTCACAACGATATGCTGACACTAATCTTCTGACTGAAGAGATTCCTTTGCCAGAACTTCGTCGTCAAGATACCAAGAATCGTCAGAACTCTATTGATGATCTTGATCCTGAACTTGTGATTGCTTTCCAGCGACGAATGAAAATGTTGTTTGCTGAAGCCCAAGAACTATATGATGATATGCTTGGTGCTGGTGTTGCTAAAGAGTGTGCTAGATTTGTACTGCCACTCGCTGTTCCCACAAGAATTTACATGACAGGATCTGTAAGGTCGTGGGTACACTACATAGAATTACGCTCAGCAAATGGTACTCAAAAAGAGCACATGGAAATTGCTGAGATGTGTAAAGAAATTTTCTCTACACAATTCCCGACTGTCGCCCAAGCTTTGGAGTGGAACTGATGCCTACTTACCCCGTAATTCATAAAGAAACTGGAGAAACCCAGGAACTCTACCTGTCAATGAAAGAGTATGACCAATGGAAAAAAGACAATCCCGATTGGGATAAAGACTGGTCTAAAGGTTGTGCTGGAGTAGGTGAAGTTGGAGACTGGAAAGATAAGATGAATAAAACTCACCCTGGCTGGGCTGATATTATGAAGAACAAGGTAGCGAAAGCTCCTGGTTCCCGTGTCAACTGGTAATTTTACAATAAACAATTATGCCACGAGCAAGAAAAAGAAACACCCCCGACATTGCTGGTATGAGCACCAAGCAAATGAAAAGGAAGAAGCCAATTAGTTCTGATTATCTTCTGAATATTGAACCGCTTACAGATAATCAGCGTATTATGTTTGAGGAGTATGGGCGAGGTCAAAACATCTTTGCCTATGGTGCTGCTGGAACTGGTAAAACATTCTTAGCTTTGTTCCTCGCTCTTCGTGATGTTCTAGATGAAAACACCCCATACGAAAAAGTATATGTGGTACGTTCTCTAGTCGCCACCAGAGAAATTGGCTTCCTTCCTGGTACACATGAAGACAAAGCATCACTTTATCAAATTCCATATAAGAATATGGTAAAGTATATGTTTGAAATGCCGAATGATGGAGCATTTGATATGCTTTATGAAAATTTAAAAGCACAGGAAACTGTCAGCTTTTGGTCTACTTCATTCCTTCGTGGTACTACACTTGATAAAGCTATTGTTATTGTAGATGAATGCCAAAACTTAAACTTCCACGAACTTGATTCTATCATCACTCGTGTTGGTGAAGATACTAAGATTATGTTCTGTGGTGATGCTAGTCAGTCTGACCTTCAGCGTAGCAATGAACGTTCGGGTATCATTGATTTCCAACGTATTCTTCAACAGATGAAAGAGTTCTCGTTAGTAGAATATGGTGTTGATGATATTGTTCGATCTGGTCTTATCAAATCATATCTAATTGCAAAAATTAATCTAGGTCTCTAATGAAAATTTTTAATCATGTTGGTCTGATTGACCCAATCGAAATGAATACGGTGACTATTGATGGTAAGAGATACTATGTAACTCCCACCAACAAAAAACATAAATCAGTTACCACTGTGATTAGTAATAACCCAGCAAAGAAAAAATCTTTGATGGAATGGAGAAAGCGGGTCGGTGAAGATAAGGCAAACCGAATCTCCACACGATCCGCTACCAGAGGCACACGGTATCATAAACTTACTGAGAATTATATTAACAATGAACATGATGATACTTTATATCAAGATGTTCCTTTGGTTTGGTTGATGTTCAATTCCTCACGTAAAATTCTTGATAACATAAATAACGTGTATCTACAAGAGGCCGCTTTATATTCTGATTATCTAAGAATCGCTGGACGAGTTGATTGCATAGCAGAATATAATGGTAAACTTTCTATCATTGATTTCAAAACATCCGCTGAGGAAAAGAAAGAAGCATACCTTTATGATTATTACGTTCAAGAAACAGCATACGCTTGTATGCTGCAAGAACTATATGGTCTGAAAGTTGAACAACTTGTTACAATCGTTGCTTGTGAAACTGGCGACGTTCAAGTTAGTATCGTGCCTCCTAAAAAAGAATACTTTGTTAAATTACAACAGTACATTAGGGAGTACGAAGAAACATATGAAAGAAACATTGGAGGATAAATTTATGACAGCTGCGAGATTTTCGCAGGATGTGGAGAAGATAGCTCACGAAAACTCAATGAATTATATTGATGCTATTGTCCACTACTGCGAAACAAATGAAATTGAAATTGAATCAGTTCCCAAACTGATCTCTAAACCACTAAAAGAAAAACTGAAGTATGATGCTCAGAAGCTAAACTTCATGAAGAAAACATCTAGAGCAAAACTTATGCTTGTCTAATNATGTCCGACTTTTTTAAATCAGAATTAGTGAGGGGAGACATCCAAGAAATGGCAGAACTNCAAAGGTTCTGCTTTCAATCTATGGTTGCCTTCCCTGTTCTTTCTTCAGAAAAGAAGATGGAATACTTTCAAATTATGGAAACACTTATAGAAAAACAAAAGATTTTCTATACTAGATTGTGTTTAAGTGACGACCCAGAAGCCGTTGAAATGGCTGAAAATATGAAGCAAGCTGCAGTAATGATGGGTGCCACACCAGATGATAACATGAATGTTATGTTCGATGATCTGCTGGTGAAGGTAAGCAAAATGAAAGAGCAGCTAGAGGCTCAGGGGGGTTGACGCAGCCCTGAGCCCGTGTTATGATGATTAGGTGATCCAGCGTCACACAAGCCAAATCCAATTATCCAAGGAATATCCGTATGTCATTTGCAGATCTTAAGCGCAAGTCTCAGAGCAGCTTTGAGTTTCTCCAGAAGGAACTTGAAAAGTCCAGCACCCAATCAGGTGCCGACGATAGGCTCTGGAAGCCCGAACTTGACGCTTCTGGTAACGGTTATGCTGTAATCCGTTTCCTGCCCGCTCCCGAAGGAGAGAGCGTACCCTGGGCAAAGATTTATAACCACGCATTTAAAGGTCCTGGTGGCTGGCTGATTGATAATTGTCCCACCACTAATGGTGACAAGTGCCCAGTCTGTGCTGCCAATACCAAGCTTTGGAATAGTGGTATTGAATCTGATAAAGAAGTTGCTCGTCAACGTAAGCGTAAGCTTTCTTATTACAGCAACATCTATGTTGTCAACGATCCCAAGAATCCTGACAACAATGGAAAGGTAATGCTTTTCAAGTATGGCAAAAAGATTCACGATAAGATTCTTGCTGCTATGCAACCTGAGTTCCAAGATGAAACTCCTATCAACGTGTTTGATCTCTGGGAAGGTGCTAACTTTAAGATCAAGATCCGTACCATTGGTGGTTATTGGAACTATGATGCTTCTGAGTTTGCTTCTCCCGCAGCTCTTAGTTCTGACGATGATGAGCTGGAACTGATTTGGAAGCAAGAGCATTCTCTGGAAGCATTTACTTCTACTGATGAGTTTAAATCTTACGAGGAACTGGAAACTCGTATGTCTTCTGTACTTGGCACTGCTCCTGCAACCCGTCAGGCTCAGTATGATGAAGATGAAGAACCGACTCCTGTAGCTACAGCAACTGTGGCTCGTGATGTTGATCTTCCTTCTTTCAAGTCTGAAGATGATGATGATGCTCTCAGTTACTTTGCCCGACTGGCAGAGGAAGACTGATAAAACTAAAGGGGGTCGTAAGACCCCCTTTTTTATACTCCAGTTTTTTTCAAGTCATTTGATATGTAATCAGATGACTTACTATACAGATTAGTTTTTTTGAAATCAGCAATGAATGGTTCTATGTACTGTGGTTTCAGTAAATAAATTTCTCTCTTCTTTTCATTTTCATTTGATTCATATTCAAATACAGTAACTGGATATGATATTTCACTACCAAGAACTTCTGCAACACCATTACCATTCCAGTATTTAAATGTTGATTCATGGAATGTTTCATCAACAATCAGACCACTCTTTAATACAATAGTTCCTTGACTATTCTTTACTTCTGTTGTTTCATAATGATGAATCTCTCCATATGGATTTTCGTAATTTGATTCGATGTGTTTTCTTAAATCATATTCTGACAGAGGCATATCAAATAAAGGATTAATCATATTATTTGTTAATACAATTACCCAGTCCATGAAAGGATCATTGTACATTTTTTCAGCAATGCTATCTAATCTTTCTCCATTTTTTACAGCATACTTTTTAAAGTATACAGAGTAAGAGAATACATCTGGATTAATTTGGTATCTTCTAAAGAAATTTTTTGCTCGTACAAAATCAGATTCCGAAAAAGGATAACGGATTGGTTTCGTATCGTATTCAATATCTGGTATGTTTCTGAAGTACATGTTAGTAACTATTGCCCTCTAGATTTACGTCGTTTGCAAATAGCAGTTTGGTTTCTTTAAAACTTACTGTCAATTGTGTTGATACTGGAGATCCACCTTGGTATGTAGCATAAGCACCATCAGGTGTATAGTTAACATCAACACCAGCAATAGCACATAACTTATACATTGGTAGATACTCGTGTATTTTTCCAGCTCTCATATAAGTTACTTGACACAACTTAGGAACTGTCAATAGAGCTACGGATTCTCCGCCAAATGATTGACCACCCAATTCAGGTAGCATTGCTTTTTTAAATGTGTTACAGATTGTTTTGATATTGATTGCTTCTCCTGCAGATTTGGGTGTCATTTTAAATGTCAATCCAAACGTCCTTAGATCAGCTCCTTGGTATAGCATTTCAGTATTGGGATTTAAAATTGTTCCTGATACAGAACCCATAAATTGATCCAAACCAATGTTGGAACCAGTCATGCTATTGATTCCTTTCAGTGCAAGATCATAGAATTTAGATTTTGTCATCCCCTCTAATGCATCAATAGCAACTTCTGGCTCTGGTAATTTTCCACCAAGACCTCTCATCATTCCTACTGCTGCAGTACCAAAGTCTGCTCCACCCCATCTAGCACCATACTGAGATTGAATATCCTCTGGCATGTAAAGTACAATTGATGCAAAACCAGATGCTTTTTTTGCCTTCTCACTTGAACCAGATGCGTTATAAAAATTGTATGCATTAGATGCACTAAATTCATCGAGACCTCCCTGACCTTTACCTTTGCCGAAGGGAGGATTATAATCAAAGAACTCAAACACTACATAATCAGTTTCTGATGCAGTTATATTACTAGGGTATCTTAAACTGCCAGTAGAAGTATTGTTTATTGATGGTTTTAATCTAATGGTGCCATCTGTTTTTGAATCAGCAGCAAATTCTGATAATGATGTAGTAGATTCTGCGTTTGCTCTGGCTGCAGCTTCAGTTACAGGAATAATAGGTCTGCCCTCAGTATCTCGTACTCCAGTTGTACCTGGGGTTGTTGTTGGTAAACCAAATTCTCCTGGTGTGTAATCTGACATTACTTGATTCTCTCTATATCTTTCCTGTTGGTTCCTTTAACGATTCTTGTGCCTTTGATACGATCATTCCAGTATTGATTTGTTTCTTCCCAAACATATTCTTTTGGGTATTCAATTTTACCACCGCCTTTCATCAACACAAAATCTTCTACAGGAAGAGCAGAAGCAGTCACCCATTCTTGTTTTGCTAAATCTAAGAACAAACTTTTACATCTTTTATAAAGATATTTATGAATGATTACCTTAGGAATGTCAATCATTCCCTTTTCTAGTTTATCAATAACTATTAATCTTTTCTTTGGTGCTAGATAATGTAAATTGGCACCCCAAAATTCTCCTCCAGATACTTTCATCACATATAATAAAGGATACTTATCATAGTATGGAAGGTCTGGTGTCTCTGCTTTGTATTCAAAAAAGCATAGGTGTCCAGGAAATATTACACGACGATTTACATTTTGATCTTGATTAACTAACGCTCCAATCGAATCAAATTTCTCTTGCTCATTCATGCGAGAGGGTTCTGTTTTGATTGAAGCACTTAAAGACTTTAGAGTTGTTTTATACCACGTTAAGCTTTTACTTTCTCCCTCAGTTTTATCTTTAATCTTTTCGAATATTGTTTGACTTGTTTGTTGTTTGCCTGCTTGGATAAACCCCTCGGTTTTACTAACAGCATCGGCTAACTCATTCATATCTTTGTATGAAGAGTAACGTTTTATGCCATACTTAGAAGCAAGAGCACGTATTTGATCACGAGTGTAATTACTTAAGGATGGTAACTCATGACCGCTCAAATAAGACCATCTATCAATAGCATCTTTAGCATATGATTTTGGTTTTAAATTATTCTTAGCTGCCATGTTATACTCCTAGATGATCTTCTGTGAGGATTAAAAACTTCATCTGCCTATCTTCACAGAAGTCTTCTGCTGCTGCCCACTTGGCACGATTCTTCATGTAGGTTAGGACTTCTCTTTTCCAAGCAGCAGTTTTTCTTTTTGGTTTTTCAACTGGACCAGCAACTTGTTTCTTTGGTTTAACTTCTATCAAATACTTATTAATATTTCCTTCTTTACTTTTAACTTTGATGTAGAAGTCTGGAAAGTATCTATGAACTCTACCATCAGTAGGACAACGATAGGGAATAATTACTTCTTCACTTCCCCACTCTACAATACTATCGTTGCCATCACAAAACACCATAAATTTCCGCTCCCACATAGAACGGTAGATAATTCTCGTAGGGTTTCCTCTATATTTTTTTGGGTTCTTTGGTTTGTAAATACCAGAATACGCCATAAATACATATACCCTCCATGTATATTTAGAGTGGCAAAGAACGATTCAATAGCTCAATTTATCAGCGTCATATCTCGTGGCGGTGGTATGTCCATGACAAATGGTTATGACGTTGAGTTTGAACTGCCTTCTGAATTAGCACAAACAATTAGCAGCACGGTTAAAATTAATCCAAACACAAAAAATACTACTGAGCTTGGGTATTTAATTAGTTTACTGTGCGACGAAGCACAGCTTCCAAATATTCAAGCAGCAACTGCACAAATAACTGGAGTGCATATGGGAGAAGGCCAAGTTAGTTATCCCCACACAAAACTATACAGTGACTTTAGTTTGAGCTGGATGTGCGATGCTAACATGACTCCATTAAAGTTTATTACCACTTGGCATAATTTCATTTTCAATGGATTATCTACAGAGGAAATAAAAACTTTATCAAAAAATAAATTGAGCACTGTCAAAACTGTTAACCCAAATTTAATTAATAGAGCAGTTCGTTTACAATATCCAGAAAAATATTTGGCTACAGTTAGAGTAACCAAAACTGAAAAGGGAGCTAATGCTCCAAATAGTAGAGCACCAATTTCATATATCATGGAAGAATGTTATCCATATGCTATTGATGCAGTTCCTTTATCGTATGGCACTTCACAGATAACTAAAGTGACTGCTAATTTTTATTATAGAAAGCATACTGTGGCTTATAATGATATCACCAATGGATATAAGGGATAAATAATTACACGAATTGATTTAAAGATACATGGCATTACCTAAGCTTGGTGTACCTACATTTGAATTAGAATTACCCTCAACTAAAAAAGTTATTAAGTATAGACCTTTCATTGTTAAGGAAGAAAAGGTTTTATTGATTGCACTAGAATCGGAAGACGAAGATCAAATTTTTGCAGCGGTAAAAGATTTGATTAAAAATTGTGTGATTAGTAGAATCAAAGTAGATGATCTTCCTGCATTTGATTTGGAATATATTTTCTTGAGAATTCGTGCAGCAGCAGTAGGCGAAATTATTGATATGAATGTGACATGCACAGATGACAATGCCACTAGAGTTCAAACTCAAATTAATATTAATGATGTAGAAGTATACTTCCCAGAAGGTCATACCAATAAGGTCATGCTTACTGACAACTTGGGTATTGTTATGAAGTATCCTGGTATGCAACGTTTTATTGAAGCAGAATTTTTAGAAAAAGATATCAAGACAGAAGAAGTATTTAATTTCATTGCTGATTCTATTGAACAAATTTTTGATGCTGAAGAAGTTTATGATTCTTCTACCACATCCAAGAAAGAATTTCGAGAGTTTGTTGAAGGGTTAACAACAAAACAGTTTGAAGAAATTCAAAAATTTTATGAGACTATGCCCAAACTTCAACATAAATTTAAAGTAGTTAATCCAAATACTGGTGTCGAATCTGAGTACACTATTGAGGGTCTACAGAATTTTTTCGCATAGCACTCTTCCAAAATAGTATGGAAGGGTACTATAAAACAAATTTTGCTTTGATGCAGTATCATAAATACTCTTTGACTGAGATTGAAAATTTGATGCCGTGGGAAAGAGAAGTATATACTTCTTTATTGATGCAGTATATTCAGGAAGAAAAAGCAAAACAAGAAGCAGCTAATCGATGATACCCGAAAAGGCGATAAAACCAATAAGAAAAAACGGCAGAGATAATACAGAAATTGCTGTTGGAACTCTTATTGCTTATAGAGTTTTTCCACACACACAAGAAGGTATTCAAAAAGCAAAGGATACTATTGCTGCCAATGATAATTGGCTAGTTCCTTCATTGCTACCAGAATATTATGATGGTATTGATAGTGACTTGATGGTTGGCAAAGAGAATGATGCTATACGAGCGATCACTAGACAGTTAAAAGAATTTTATGGTATATCTTCTGCTGGAACTGAAACTGCTGAAGATACTAAAACTCCAATAGAACCAGAACCAGTTGAGGAAATTAAAAAACCGCAGCAACGAAATGTAAATCATCCTAAATTATATCCAGAACTACAAAAGTTTATTAAACCTCGCTATATGTGGGGTCAGAGAGGATTATATGATTTAAATTTTAAATCTGATATTGATAAAGCAATTTATTATGCTGGGGCATCAAGTAAAAATAAACAGGGGGATATGATTTCCCCAAATGAAAAAAAATTAGCTATTAGAGAATGGATATTTGCCGTTACTGGTTTAAATTATCGTGATGATTATGATGAATTAAAAGAATACAGAAAGAGAATTCTTGAGTATATTGTTACTGGTCTAAGAACAGATACAATAGAAGATGATGGTGGGGAATTGATTATTCCACCAATCTATGATGGTCCATTTGATGAACCAAATCAAGAAGAAGACTATGATGAAGAGGAAGAAGATGAAGAAGAACCAGAAGGTTTAGATGATCTACTTGATTTTGTTAAAGTAGAAGAAGAGCTACCTGAAGAAAAAGAAGTAGCAGAAAATATTGAAGAACAAATTGTTGATGCTATAGAAGCGGATGATGATGAAGAAGGTGATATAGGATCGGAAGATGACATCCCAGATGAACTATTGCAGGATGAATTAGATCCAGAATTTGTAGAGCAACTTGTTGTTACGGTAAACAAAAGAAAAAATAAACCAAGAAAACCAAGAACAGGAAGTTATGTAACTAACACTAAAATTTTTAAATTTTTAACCACAAATCTTTATAAAATTCAAGGTCAACTTGATAGTATTGATAAGTCATTACAGGAGCAAACACAATTAGTTCAAGCTAATTTACAAGTTACTTCTGGAATATATGAAAATTTAGATATACAAAATGAAATCATTGGTCAGAAACTAGATGCTATACTACAAGTTTTTAACAAGCAAACTGAAATATCTAAACAATTTGCGGAGGATGAAGAGCGTCGATTAGCAGAACAAAGATTAGAAAATCAAGTTGATATTGCTGGAACAGAAACACCAGCAGATCTCAGAGGAAAGGGAGCAACTGGTAAAAAAAGACAGTCGAAAATTTCACAATACTATAGAAGAAAATTACTTAGACAAGCATATAGAAAATTACCAAAAAAACTTAGATCATTAAGAACTG